TTCTGACTAATTCAGTTTCAATATCACCATCCATACTAATGATGTCTACAAGTTGATCTTTTCCTAAGTTAGCTGTAAGTAAGTTAGGAAGGTTTTTACCCCCTTGATAAAATTTAGTATTAGAAGATTTAAGATTGCTTTCTACGTCTTGCTTTGAGTTAAACGTAATTACATCTATATCTTTAGGGCTTTTACCTAAAATACTATCTCTGACAGAACCCCCAACTAAATATATAGGAATTTGAGAATCAAAATCTTTTAGCCAATCATTAACGAACTCAGGTACTTCAGGTTTAACATAAACAGTAGTCAACCTTTCATAGGTTTGACCTTGTTTAGGATGTACAGTTTCAGAAATTTTCTTAGGGACTAGACCTTCTCTACCTTGTTTTTCAAACCAAGTCATCATGCCTCCTAGTCGTCATGCTCTTCGTCATCAACTTCTTCGATGTGACTAAATTCATCATCATCTTCTGCTTTTTCTTGAGGATCATAATCTAGAAAGTCATCTAAGTTACTAAATGGATATCCTTTTTCCATTTTTTCAACATCATCTTCTTCACCTGTAGGTTCTTCATCAGCCCCTTCTTGAATAGCCGCTTGCATCTGAGCCATCTCAGCTTGTTGTTTAGCTTGTTCAATTTGTTGTTGCTGTTGTTCTAACTGCATAGCTTGTTGTTCACCCTGCATCTTAGCAGTTGGAACTGCATCTCCACTTACTACAAATTCAACATCTAGTAAATCAACTTCGTCTTTTTCTTTCAATTCAACATTGAATCCTAATTGACTTAATTGACTTGCCATAGCTACTTTTTGTTGAGTATGAGAGATTATAGTTGCATCTGCTTTCTCTTCAGGTCTAGGTAATTCTATTTCATAATCAGTCACTCCAAATGCTTTTAACAATTCTGGGAATACTTTTTCGTGGAATAGTCTTTGATCTGATTCTACCACTCTACTCATCACTGTTAAGTTTTGTGTCGTGCTTGATAGACCACCAAATGCTTCAGGTGTTCCTTGCCATGTAGGAGATACTCCCCACATAGATGCAATTCTTTCTCTTATTTCTTGTTTTACTGGTAAGTAATCCATCTCTTGTAATGTATGGAATAGTCTTACCATGTCAACTCTACCTCTGTTATTTCTTGATGATACTGCTACCATAGGTATAAAGTTAGGATCAAGTCTTGTTTGAGCCGCTATATGTGCTCTTTCCCTTCTTAAACTTTCAGGATCATCAGTAGTTACCATGATCATAGAGGCAGGCATCTTTCTTTCAAAGAAATATCTGTATAGGTTTTTATCCATACCTATAAGCGTAAGAGCCTTTTCAAATACTGTTAATATAGGTGACCATCCATAAGTTTCAGATGGTGAGAATTTAGATAGATGTATTACTTCTGAATCTGCTAAGTACATGTGTTGATTTCTGTGGTAATACTTGTACATTGCAGGGATTCTCTTATAACCTTTTTTAGAGTTGCCCGGTTCTTCAGCTACATCAGTTCTATCTATAGGACATATAAAATGGGCATTTTTAGGTAATCCTGCTGCATCTAAATCAAATTCTACTAAGGCAGGGTTTAATCTTCTAATTTCTTTTACTTTTGCTCCTAGTTTCCCATTAGGTAATTCTTCATATTCTTTCGCTAAATATAAGAAACCATCATCAATAGAGTTGATGTCATAATGGAATTGTCTTAATACTTCTTCAAGACTTTGATCAAATACGTTTGCATCAGTAAAGAATTTATTAAATCTTGCTAATTGTGTCTTATCAGGATCTTTCACTTTAGCTTTTAGCTTCATACCACGTCTGAAGACTTCGCCTGTAATATGTGTCAATGGACCTCGTATTTCTTGTACAGAATAGGTAATAGTCTGTAAATCCATTACGAGTTGTTGACGATACGCCATTTGATGTCTTACCCATGTATTTACAACATGATCAAGACCAATAGTTGGAGCTTGTCCTGTATCTCCTGATGCTTTTGACAACTGCAACATGTTAATCTGTTCGTTTAAATTAGCAATTGTTTTAGCAACCTCTGGAACATCTGGAAGAAATTCTGATAGTTTTGCCATAATTAATTATCCTCACTTATTTTTTCTACATCAGCCATACCTGCAAGATTGATAATAGCTTGAATTGCTCTATCTTTTATTGCATAATTTTCTGAGTATTGAGGTTTTTTTGGTCCCTCTTTATATTTTACTACATTTTCTTCCATTTTCGACAGTTTTTCATGTAATTCTTGATTTTCACGCTCTAATGCAAGCAAATCTTCATCATTTACTTCACCACCGCCTAAAGAAGCATTTTCTAATACACCTAAACGAGTAGCCTCTTTAATCAATGCTATAAATGCAGCTTCTGTTATAATGGATACCGCATCATTATCATCTGGAATATCATCTTCAGAATCAAAATCTTTCAATGCTGGACTCCATGTATCTAGTATTCTCCATGTCTTAGTTGCATCATCTTTTATTGCAACATATTGGACATCTCTGTCTCTTAATAAACTTCCAATAGCCATAATTGACCTCCTATTTTCTACACTTAACTATATTATATCATATTTGACAACGCTATGTCAAGTATTATCTAAGTCTTTTTACATAATTTAAGAGTTTGCTTATTGCTCCAACTCTTCTTGCTACTTTTTTTGAATATTCAGCACGACTACCTACACCACCTGCCTTACGTTTTTTACGATTAGTAGCAGCTTTTTGTGACGAAGTTAATCCCTGACGTACTTTTTTAGGTAAATATCTACCTCTTTTACTTTTAGGTTTCTTTTTATCTCTAGGAGTAACATAATCCCAATCTTGATCAGTCCATCTACTAAGAGATCTTTGCCCTTTAGTCTTAGCCATTATTTCTTCCTATATCCTCCACCAGCTTTTTTATATCTTTGTGCAAGTAATTGTGCTTTTCTAGCAGACCATTGTCCGGGAGCACCACCTTTACTACCAGCTTTGATAGCGGCAAACTGCCGTTTTCTCATAGCAGGCTTAGTGTAATTACCAGCTTGATTAACTGATGATTTTTTCTTTTTTGCTTTCTCTATTATATTAGTAAAAATACTAAA